TTAATAGCACTTAGGTTCAAACCTTTGTAATGTATTTGTTTTGCAAATTCAAATACTCCGGTTTTCGAGGTTAAAGACTTATGCATTGATATTCCAACTCCGAGATGATTCAAGATTACCAAATACTGTTCGGCAACTTTTGTATTCATAATTACTACGTCATCACCAATGATGGCATAATCGTGAAACCAACTTTCCCCTCCTGTTCTATAATGAGCCCATTGCACCATTAAATGATGCGATAAAGCAAATACAGACCAAGAAGATAAAGAACCCATAGGTTGCCCTACAGCGTACTTAAATGATTGGTTTTCCTTTTTAAGGAAATAATTACGATCTACTAAGACAGATCTCCACAGTTTCGCGAAAGATTCACCAAATACATATCCTAAGATTTTCTCTTGGATAAGCACCGGGAACCGATCAGTAGCTGCAGTAAGATCTAGTGAGTAAGCAGGGTTACCTGTCTCTTCTAACCGATTACCAACCTCTTTTGCTTTCGCTCGGTGGTTGAAAGTTCCGTCTTGCGGGATTTGACGTAAAACATCAAATGCCCAATTGTGCAACGGTCTCATAAAAGACTGTGTCCAATAATCTGCAATGGCGAAAACTCTCACTTTACCCGCAGCCTCTTCTTTTAAGGAAAGTTTCCCTAAAAGGAGATGCGGAAGTGGTTTAAAAGGTAATGAGATAAGGATTATAAATCCGTATATCAAAGCTAGTAAGATGATGTGGAGTAGCGCGAAGCGTGCTCCCATATCCCACCCGAATTTTAAAACTCGAGGGAATTTTAGCAAAATTGCTAAAGCATCTAAACCAGCACCGATAGTAGCTTGCCCGTTAGGACCTGCACTGTAAACAAATTGGTATTTAGGTTTTCGCAATTTAGGCACCTTAAAACCTTCCGCCTTCAACCATCCCCATAAAATAGGGAGGTCGCTCGCAAAGGATTTAACAATCCCATCCAGACTAACTATAGCTGGATCAGTGATCGTTTTAAGTTTCATTTCAGGAACTTGATACATTGCTCTATAAAAAGACAATATAGTAAGACTGAAACGAATAGTCTCGATAGAACCCGACTCAATTTCCTTACGGAAAGAGAGAGGTAATATCCGAGGTATACCTACTTTGTTAATACCTACACCAACTATTTCAGCTGATAATGTAGGTTCTCCTGCTAAATATTTGGCCAAAATTCTATGCGATTCTTTAAGAACCTGAAT